TGAGTAGCGGAACAAAGGTAGAAAAAAGAGATGGTAGAATTGAACCTCTTGACCTTGATAAGATGCACCTTATGGTTGAGGAGGCAACTAGAGGTCTTGCAGGAGTATCTGCAAGTCAAGTGGAGATGAAATCCGGAATCCAGTTTTATGATGGCATTACAACAGCAGAAATACAAGAAATTTTAATCAAGGCAGCATCAGACTTGATCGATCTAGAGCACCCCAACTATCAGTACGTTGCAGCACGATTACTTCTTTTCTCAGTTCGTAAGCAATTATACGGAAAGATGAGAGAACTGCCCCATTTGGAAGCACATATCATGGATTGCACAAATAGTGATGTGTATGATAAGGGTATCTTTCATAAGTATTCCAAAGAAGAGATCGATAAAGCAAACTCCATGATCGATCACGATCGTGATTTCTTGTTCACATATGCTGGTTTACGGCAAGTTGTGGATAAATACTTAGTACAGGATAGAAGTAGTGGTGGAGTATATGAAACTCCACAATTCATGTATATCATGATCGCTTTGACTATTTTCGCAGAGTATCCTAAAGAAACCAGACTTTCCTATGTCAGAAGATACTACGACGCAATCAGCAAACACAAACTCAACATTCCCACACCTATCATGGCAGGAGTGCGAACTCCACTTCGACAATTTGCTAGCTGTGTTCTTGTTGATGTTGATGACACCCTCGATTCTATCTTTAGCTCTGATATGGCAATTGGCAAATATGTTGCACAAAGGGCGGGAATCGGCATCAACGCAGGTCGAATCCGTGGCATCAACAGTAAGATCAGAGGCGGAGAAGTTCAGCACACTGGTGTTGTTCCGTTTCTCAAAAAATTTGAATCGACTGTCAGATGTTGCACTCAAAATGGCATCCGAGGCGGATCAGCTACGGTCCACTTTCCGATCTGGCACCAAGAAATAGAAGACATCATTGTCCTGAAGAATAATAAAGGGACAGAAGACAATAGGGTAAGAAAACTTGACTATTCGATCCAGGTTTCAAAACTTTTCTACGAGCGTTTCATCCAGGATGGAGAGATTAGCTTATTCTCACCGCATGACGTACCAGGTTTGTATGATGCTTTTGGTACTGACCGTTTTGACGATCTATATCAGTCTTATGAACGAGATGAGTCTGTTCCAAGAAAGACTATCGGGGCACAAAAACTGATCCTAGATATCTTGAAGGAGAGAGCAGAGACCGGTCGTCTGTATATTATGAACATCGATCACTGTAACTCTCACTCCTCTTTCAAGGATAAGGTGAATATGTCTAATCTGTGTCAGGAGATTACTCTTCCCACAGACCCGATTGGACACATTGATGATGAGTTTGGTGAGATTGCTCTATGCATCTTGTCTGCCATCAACGTAGGTAAGATTAACGGTGGTGATAAAGAACTTGAGGAACTCTGTGATCTCTCTGTCCGTGGACTAGAGGAACTGATTGACTATCAGGAGTATCCCGTAATAGCAGCAGAACGTGCTACAAAGGCACGGAGATCGCTTGGAATAGGTTTCATTGGTCTAGCACATTATCTTGCAAAACTGGGATACAAATATGATTCTCAGCAAGCATGGGATGCTGTCCATACCCTTGCTGAATCATTCCAATATTTCCTACTGAAGTCATCCAATCAGTTAGCGAAAGAGAAGGGTTGGTGTTCTGAATTCGGCCGAACAAAATATGCCGATGGAATCCTTCCTCTAGATACATATAAGAAGGATGTGGATGAAATCACCACACAGGAGTTGCAACATGACTGGGACGCTCTTAGAGCATCTATCAATGAATTCGGATTACGGCACTCAACATTGTCGGCACAAATGCCTTCGGAGAGCAGTTCCGTTGTGTCAAACGCAACAAATGGAATTGAACCACCTAGAGACTACTTGTCCGTTAAAAAATCAAAGAAGGGACCTCTTAAACAGATAGTCCCTCAATATGGATCTCTTAAGAACAACTATACGCTTCTTTGGGAGATGGCGTCTATTCGTGGTTATATTAATGTTATTGCTGTGATGCAGAAGTTCTTTGACCAAGCCATTTCTGGCAACTGGTCTTACAATCCAGAAAACTATCCTGATAATGAAGTCCCAGTGTCTGTTATGGCACAAGACTTTCTAACTACATATAAGTACGGTTGGAAAACTTCATATTATCAGAACACTAACGATCTAAAAACTGACGAAGTAGGAGAAGAAAAACCAGAGCTACAAAATCTGTTAACCCAATTAGAACAAGCCGAGGAGGGAGAGTGTGAATCCTGTGCAGTTTAAAGTGTCTTCCGTAGAGGATGGTCCAGTGACAAAAGTTAAAGGCATGACGGTCTTTAACACAGAACAAGTAAATACGAAAAAGCAACCGATGTTTTTCGGTAAACCTCTGGGAATACAGAGATATGATTCATACAAATATCCAGTCTTTGATAAACTCACCACACAACAATTAGGATACTTCTGGAGACCTGAAGAGGTTTCTTTACAGAAGGATCGTGGTGACTATCAAACACTACGTCCAGAACAAAAGCACATTTATACTTCGAATCTGAAATATCAGATCATGCTTGATTCTATCCAGGGTCGTGGTCCTGGTATGGCATTTATCCCATACTGTTCCTTACCAGAACTGGAAGCATGTATGGAGGTCTGGGGATTCATGGAGATGATCCATAGTCGCTCTTACACTTACATCATCAAGAACGTCTACAGCGACCCTTCAGAGGTCTTTGATAAGATCGTGACTGATGACCGCATCTTAGAGCGTGCTAGTAGCGTTACAGCAGCATACGATGACTTCATCGCAGGTGCTCACCAGTATGATGGTGGAACCATGTGGGAACTCGCAAGTGAAGGTCACTATGCTGGTCAATGGGAACGCCGCGAACTGAAGCGCAAACTTTATCGTGCTGTTGCAAATGTCAATGTCTTAGAGGGTATCCGTTTCTATGTTAGTTTCGCTTGCAGCTTTGCGTTTGGCGAACTTAAACTTATGGAGGGATCCGCAAAGATTATCTCACTTATCGCCAGAGATGAGAATCAGCATCTTGCAATCACTCAAAACATCCTCAACAAGTGGAGAGGAGGAGATGATCCTGAGATGCAACAGATCATGAAGGAAGAGGAGGAGTGGACCTACAAGATGTTTGACAATGCAGTCAATGAGGAGAAGCGTTGGGCAGACTATTTGTTCCGCGATGGATCTATGATTGGTCTGAATGATAAACTCCTTCAGCAGTACGTTGAGTGGATTGCGAATCGTCGTCTGAAGTCCATCGGATTGACACCACAATACGACATTGCTGCTAAGAACAACCCACTGCCCTGGACACAGCACTGGATCTCTTCTAAGGGTCTTCAGGTGGCACCTCAGGAGACTGAAGTTGAATCCTATGTGGTTGGTGGAATCAAGCAAGATGTTAAGAAAGACACATTTAGTGGATTCCAGCTCTGATATGTGATTAAATAGGGGAGGTTGTAATCTCCCCTATGCCTAGAAATCAAATGACCAAGGACGAAATGCAGGTCCGGGTATTGAAGTTGAAGAAAGAACTTCATGAAGAAAATATGAATGGTGGTGTTCAGCATATGATTGATAAATACCTCAACAAGGTATTGGACATACTTGATGAGTACAGGTATTGATTATGAAAACCCATGGATCTATAATGGCGTCCCTTTTGACGGGAGTCTTATTGGGGATAACCACGGTTTTGTTTATAACATTACCAATCTCACAAACCAACGACAATACATTGGGCGAAAGTATTTTTGGTCGTTCAGAACACCAAAAGGAAAGAAGCGAAAAGTAAAATCGGAATCTGACTGGAGAAAGTATTATGGGTCTTGCCCGGAACTTAAGGAAGACATTGAACGACTGGGTAGACAAAATTTTAGTAGAACTATCCTGTCACTACATAAAACACCTGGCAAAACAAACTTCGAAGAAACAAGACAACTTTTTATCAATGGAGTCCTCACTGAATCTCTTGACACAGGAGGACCAGCATATTACAATAGCAACATCCTCAGCAGATACTTCAGAAAGGACTACTACGATGGAGACTTCAGAACTGGTTGACCATATCCGACATTGGGCAATCGATAAAGTTAAAGATTATAATGAGAAAGGAGTGAGTCGTATTTATGACCAGATGGCATTAATGGCAGAGTTTGATGAATGGTTTGATCCACAAGAGGATTTAGAGATTGTATCGGTTGACGAAATTTCTAAAGACGAGTATAATGATTTTCTTGAACATAAAAAATGAATAGAAGAATTTAATCCTTGACTCAGTAGCTCAGTGGAATAGAGCAACTGCCTTCTAAGCAGTCGGTCATAGGTTCGAATCCTATCTGAGTCGTCTTGCGAAATTGGTGTAGTGGTAACATCCCATCCTTCCAAGTTGGTGTCACGGGTTCGAGTCCCGTATTTCGCTTTCTCCCTAGGAGAACAAATGAAACCAGTAGATATCTTACTACTATTAAGTGAATTGGAGGGAAGTTCTGCTCAATGCAGACGACTCAATTTTTTAGAAGATGCTTCTATTTTAGATGAAATGAAAAAAAGGTACTACAAACTTTACTTTAAATTAAAGAGAGAGAGTAATGCAAAAAACAATTGATGATATCATATCAAATGATTGGTTCCGATATATGGACTACTTGTCTGGATATGATAAGGTAATTCATTACTCTTGGAAAAAGAAAACAATATCACGAGCAGAGAGAAAAGAAATTCGTGCTATGCTTGAAGAAATTGATGAAGTAACTGGAATTACTTTTAAGAAGACAAGAAAGCGTGATGATGACATTCGATTTATTTCAGTGCCAGAAATTACAGATGATACTCTTCTTGAGTTTAGTGATTTAGGTCATCAGAACTCAACATTTCTTGTTGATGATGCAGTTGTTGGTAGAGCATCTGCTACCACAAAGAGAATGAAAATTTTCTTTAGGGACAATGATGATCACGTTAGTCTCCTTGAGAAGTATATTCTTCGTCATGAACTCGGACATGCTCTTGGACTTGGACACCCAAGAGGGCAAGGAAATCATCCCGATTTCACGGTAGCAGATACCATTATGTCATATAATGTTTATAATGGTCCTGCTTTTTTCTACTATGGATTTACATCTCTTGATAAACAAGCACTCCAAAATCTTTGGGGACTTAACCCCGAGGCATATGCGGTGAATTCTGTTATCAAACCACAAGATATAGTAGAAATACTATAGGACTACGGTCCTTCCTCAATCCTCTGTAGCTCAGCGGTAGAGCCGACGACTGTTAATCGTCTGGTCGCAGGTTCGAATCCTGCCGGGGGAGTCGGGTGAATGGCGCAGTGGTAGCGCAGTTGCTTTACACGCAATTGGTCGGGGGTTCGAATCCCTCTTCACCCATCCTTAAAATAGGTCTATGAAAAATGATTACCGTAAGATGCAAAGAATGTGGAAAAGAACTAACATCCACTAGTAAAGTACAATTCTGTGGTTGCCCAAATCAGATGAGGGTAGTTGATAACAAGGTCG